AAAAAACTTTCCTTTATTGAAAGATGAAAGTTTAGAATACCATTTCAGCCGAAAAAAACAATTAGAATTCGAAAATGAAAAGTATAGAATTTCTAAATGTGAACTTGAACGAGGCGGTTCTTCAAAATGAGTGATAACGTATCGCAGATTACAGCAGGTGGGGCTTTACACCACAAAATATAAACTGAAAAACTAAATTTGATATGAATATAAATGTTGATACAAAAACGGAAACCCCCACTTGCTGTAATGTGCTGTTAGCACCAGTACGGGTTCTTAACCTATACGCTTGTTTAGGAGGTAATCGTTTGCTTTGGGAAAATTGTGAAGTTACAGCGGTTGAACTTGACCCTGAATTGGCAAGATTATACAAAGAGAGATTTCCAAATGATAACGTAATAATTGCAGATGCACATCAATACCTCCTGGACCATTACAAAGAGTTTGATTTTATATGGAGTTCGCCACCTTGCCCAAGCCATTCAAGAGCAAGATATTGGAGTAGTTCAAATTATGATACTACAACCGAAGCAATTTACCCTGATATGAAATTGTATGAAGAAATATTGTTTTTACAGCATTATTACAGAACAGGTAAATATGTAGTTGAAAATGTAATACCATATTACGAACCATTAATACCAGCGAAAAAACGAGGTAGGCATTTGTATTGGACTAATTTTAATTTACCTAGCGATTTGAATGATAGAAGAATACAAATTGGAGCAGGAAAAGACGAACTAAAAAGACTTTGTGAATTTCATAAGATTGATATTTCAACTTATAAAGGCGAACAAAGTATGATTAAAGTTGCTCGTAATTTAGTGGATTTTGAAGCAGGTAAAACAATTTACAATACAGCAATGAATATATTACAAGCATCAACTACAAAGCAAAATAGTCTTTTCGGAGATGTGTTTTAGTATTGGTGCTAACGTTCGCTCGCTTGCTCGTCGTTGTGGCGAATTGAACACCCAAACTTAACTGATAATTACAAAACTTAAAATTATGCCCGATACTTCCAAAAATACAGAATGCCACAATGCGTGCAAACGAGTGTTAGGCGATGTTGTTTTGATTCAAAGTAATAGTTGGAACATTACAAACAAACTACACTTAAATTCTATCAATAGAAAGAACGATACTTTATGCAGTAAAAATTTTTCATTTCCTGAAAGTGATACTGAATTAATAACCTTTGAAGATGGAGAACTTTACAAAGGAGGAGCTAAAATAACAAAAGAAAATTTATGTCAAAGATGTTTAGCGGTATTTCTGGACAATATCGCCTAACGTCCATCGCTACACTTTCGGCTTGGGGTAAATAATCGAGGTGCTTCGGTTGAAGAAAAATAATTACAAATACAAAACAATAATAACCCGTTGCCAAATGCAAAAGCTGAAATGTAGCGATTGTTAGTGGCATACCACGTAAAACAAGACATTATGGAAATAAAAATAAAAGGTACAATTGTAGAAACAAAAGAGATAACTTCTATTACCGAATATGTAAGAGACCAGTTTTGGAATCGATATTGCGGATTTGTGGTGCATTTACATAAAAAAGAACCTTTAACTTTTGAATGGAATATTCCTTATGAATCATATCCAAGTGAAATAGCAGAAAGAAAAATGAAGTGCAGAACGCTTATGAAATCTATTATTGAAGAATGGGAAAAAGACAAAGTTATTTATGAGCCTGAAATCCCAATTAAAAACTTCGATATGTAGCCAAAATAGGCGGTTGCCACTAACGGACGGTGCTTGGTGCAGTTGGGAAAAATAATCCAAGACACCAAATTAATAACTAATAAAACCAAGTACAAAATGGAGATTAAATTTAAGACTGATACCCAATTGCTACAAACGGCTGTTATCACTCGTTTTTATTTTTATTTTACGTTTTATTTAAAATATTTTGTAAAAATAGCTTGCGATTACAAAATAAGTTATATATTTGCACAAGAGTTAAGGAAGTGGTTTACACGGCAAACTTTAAAAAATAGAAATTATGAAAAATTTTGAAGAATACGAAGCAATAGCATTAGAGTCTAAAAAAATACTTTTTGATGCTTATGTTAAAGAACAAAAGCTAGAAGAAGAATATCAAAAAAAAGGTGGAATTAAAGAAAGTATTGATGTTTTCAAGTGGAGAAATTCAGAAATGGAAAAATTAGAAAATGAATTTAAAAACAACTCTCATCGTAGATTGTTTTTAGAAAGTTGGAGTAAAGGCGACTTTTCTAGTTGCGATTATCATTTATACAGATTTTAATGCCATTTATTATTTTAGACAAAGAACTAAATAAGTTTAGACTTTTTGGTTCTTTGCCTGTAATGGAAAAAAACTTTCCTTTATTGAAAGATGAAAGTTTAGAATACCATTTCAGCCGAAAAAAACAATTAGAATTCGAAAATGAAAAGTATAGAATTTCTAAATGTGAACTTGAACGAGGCGGTTCT